ACCTTACTGGTTCTGTTTACACCTCTTACGTTGACAACCCAGCTCTCCGTAGCTTTGTTAACCCTCATCTGAGAAGCGTGTTCAACATCATCCCCGTATCAACTGGTTCTGTATCTTTCCCTCGTGGCAACAGCCCCGTTGGTGAAGGTTCTTTCGGTAAGCAAACCGAAGGTTCTGCAAAGCCTCAAGTTGATTACGATGTAACCGTAGTAAACACCGCTTTGTCTTTCATCGCTGGTTACGCTAAAGTATCTCGCCAGATGATTGATGACCTTCCTTTCCTTCAAGCTTATTTGCAGCAGTCTTTGATCGAAGACTTCCAAAAGGCTGAAGATACATATTACCTCAACGCCATCGCTGCTTCTGCTACCGCAGGTTCTTCTTCTGGTGCTAACACCGCTGAGAAGTTCATTGACTATGTAGCTCAGTTGGGCGCGTTGAACTGGACTCCAAACCTTGCCTTGACTACACACGCTGGTTGGGCTGGTTTGTTGAAAACCAAGCCAAACGACTACTCTGTACCTGGTGGCATGGTTATCGACCAGAATGGTAACGTTCGTATCGTAGGCGTTCCCGTTATCCCTCATAGCTTGGTTACTGCTTCCAAGATTTATGTGATGGATACCACTAAGTTTGCTATCGCACAACAAAGTGGTCTCGCGGTTCGTTCTACCGAGTTCGACCAAGATGACTTTATCAAAAACCTCATTACCTTCCGTTGCGAGGCTCGTTGCGAACTCCTCCAGTTCCAACCAACTGCCGCTGTTTACGGAGCTATCTAATCGGGTTTGATTGTTATGGTTCTAAATGGGGGCGGCTAAGTAGTCGCTCCCTATTTTTGTTTTACTTATGGTTTGTAAAGTTTTAACTGTTCATGGTCAAGTTTTAAGGCTCAATGATGCCTTAGAGCAAATTAAGAAGACCGGAATGGTACCAAGTGTGGTCTATGCCGAGCATGATGACAACCCAAAGGTTAGCTTTAACAAATCCATGAGGAAAATACTTAGTGAGACGGATGGCACATTGTTGCTATTTGAGGATGATGTGGTTATAAAGGATTTTAGCCCCTTTTACAAGGCTTTGACACAATTGCCTGATGATTGGGACTTGTGTTACTTAGGGGCCAACCTTGTGGCTCCTATTGAGCGTTATAGTGAGAATTTATTTAAGACCTTTGGAGCATGGACAACTCACGCGGTCATGTACCGAAATCCAAAGGCAATAGCCGAGAGATATGAGGATACGAGCATTATGTTCGATGATTGGCTAAAAACATGGATACACCCTAACGGCAAGACATTTATCATAAGCCCGATGATCGCGTGGCAAAAGCCACATCAAAGCACTTTATGGAGTCACTTTGCTGACTATACTGATATTTTTAACGCATCTGCAAATAAACTATTATGAACTTTCTACTAAGCGTACACCTATACCCACCTCGCCACCTTTGCGGAGCTGAGACCATGATTCATGGAATAGCCAAACATTTGATAAGCAAAGGCCATAATGTGCGAGTTTTGCTTCACCAAGCCAATTATGTACGGATTACCAATAATTATACTTTTGATGAGGTGGATGTGTTTCCACCTAATCCTAATGTAATAGACGGGTTGATGAGGTGGTGCGATGGGGTATTTACCCATTTGGACTATACAAGATGGACAATACACACGGCAAAAATGTACAAAAAGCCTGTTTTTCATCTTATTCACAATAGCCACCCATACCCAGAGATAATAATGGCTGAGAAGGAACAGCACATCATCTATAATTCTTTTTGGCTAAAAGACCTACTTAATTATAATTTTAGTAACTTTATATTGCCTCCCCCTACCGACTATCGTTTTTTTGACTTGAAGAATGACCCGAATAAAAGTGAGTATATTACTTTAATTAATTTGAACAAGAATAAGGGTGGAGAGATATTTGAGCAGATTGCGAGAGCGATGCCAAATAAAAAGTTCTTAGGTGTCATGGGCTCTTACGATGAGCAAATTATACCTAAGTTGCCAAATGTGAAGATTGTTGAGAAGAGCGTAAATATTAAAGATTATTATGCTATGACTCGCATTCTTTTGATGCCAAGTGAGTACGAGAGCTGGGGGATAACGGCAACGGAAGCGATGAGTAGTGGTATTCCGGTTATTTCTACTGACACACCAGGTCTTTTAGAGAACTGCGGAAAAGCTGGTATTTATGTTAAGAAACGAGATGATATTAAGGCTTGGGTTAAAGCGATTAGCGACTTGGATGATGAAAAGAAATATAGAGAGTGTAGTCGAAAAGCAAAAGAAAGAGCAAAAGAACACGACCCAAGAAAAAAACTTGATGAACTTGAACCTTGGATCAGAGAAAAGGTCAATCAATATAGATAAAGATGGCGATATATTTTAATGGCATAACGGTTGTATCAAATGGTGTGGTTGAGCCTGTAAGCTTGACTGATGCTAAGAATTGGCTTAGAATTACCAATTATACATCTGACGATGTTCTGATAAAAGATTTGATAAACTCTGCGAGAGTACACATTGAGAAACTTACCGGACTAAGCCTTGTAAATAGGCAATACAGGGTAGATTTTCAATGCACGGGAGTTGTACCAGAGGTATGGATGATAGACTTACCTTATGGGCCATTGCTTTGCGTAGATGAACTTAAAATAAAAACTGGCATGAACACCTACGATACATTGACAAAAAATGTAGAGTACGAGGTGATCGGAGGCAAGATTTGGATTTACTCGCAAGGATTTTACAAAGTAACATATCAGGCTGGATACGGAGTAGTTCCAGAGGACTTGGTAACAGATATTTTGACTCTTGTCGCATGGAGCTATGAGAACAGGGGTAAGCAGTTCCAAGGTGCTGCCAAAGAGGGTATGCTTAAAGAATATCCTAATTGGGATGGCTTAAATTATCACCAATATAAGAAAATAGTTATTTAATGGCTAAAAGTCCATTGGTATTAAAGATAAAAGGCATTGATGAAACACTTGCTAAATTAAAGGACAAATCGGAAGATTTGCTGCATTTAGCTGATTCTGAAATGGCTGCATCTTTTACCCAAATGGCAACAACCGCTAAATCTATTTTTCCTAATGGGAATCCTGCTATTAAGGGTGAAACTCAAGTTTATGCTGGTATTAGAGCAAGCATAAGGGATAAAAAAATAGCGCCATTAACTTATCAACTGATTGCCGGAAGGGGTGATGACGATATGCCTGCTTATATTGAATTTGGAACAGGTAGGTACTTCCCAAATTACCCTGGTAAAGAGAAGGAATGGCAAGATTTGGCAAGACAATACTATAAAAATGGTAAAGGTTGGATGAGACCAAGTCCATACTTTTATCCCACAGTTAAAAGTTATTTCATTATCTTAGTGAATAATTTGCAGAGGATTTTTAAAAAAGATGAAAGATTGTAGCAATAACATAAGAACACAATATTTGTCTATACTAAATGACAACATATCCTATAATGGGGTAAATGTTCCTGTTTATGGTAATGATACATTTCAAACTGTACCAGACAATTATGTGATTATTGGTGATATAACTGAGAATGCAGATAACAACAATCAGCAATTTGTGACCGATGCTGATGTAATTATTGACATTTTTAGTGAACAATACATGACAAGGGATAATAGCATTGTAGATGATATTGCCAATCAAATATTAACTTTGTTAATACCTACTTCTGGCATTAAAGACATTGGGGATGCTGATTTTCAAATATTTGCTAAGGCAAGAACTGGGTCAAGATATTTGGCTGTGAATGATGGACAAAACTATGTAGCAAGAAAAATTTTAACGATTAATAACACAATAATTCAAAAATAGACAAAAATGGGACAGATTCAAGGATCATTGCAGAATGTCGAGATAGATGTAGCTGGTGGCTCATCTTACAAAAACCTCGTATGTCTGCGTACATCTTCAGTCAATACAACTATTGACTCCACCACCGAACAAACAAATTGCGGTGCATTGACAAGCATTGGTGAACCATCAATGAGCATTGACTTTGATGCAATTTGCGAAGTATCTCCAAGCGTATCTCAAGTATCTTATGAAGACTTGTTGAGCGCAATGGTAAACAAGACTTTGGTAACAGTAAGGGTACAAAACCCAACCGTAACAGGTGCAAGTACAGGTGCCGCTTATTACCATCAGTTTAGTGGATACATCACAGCTCTTACACTTAACCAATCTACTACCGAATTCATCAATTTTTCTGGTTCAGTAGCATCTACCGGAACTCTTGATATAACTGCTTAATAATGAATTACTGTACTGTTACTATCAAAGACCAAACTATTGGACTAAAATTTGGCATGGCTTCATTTAGATATTTGAGTGAAGGAAAATTTCAAGAGGGGAAGAGTTTTGTTGGTGAAGGCTTGACTGAGATTGGCGTAGCACATATCCTATATAGTGGATACTACAATAATTGCATAGTCAAAGATGTTGAGCCTTCACTAACTTTTAGTGATTTTGTTGATTATGTAGAGGGCTTATTGGTTGCTGATGCGGATATGTCTGAGCTAAACAATGCAATAAAAGTTTGGGCAGACAATGATTTGATTAAAAAATCATCAACATCAGAGCCAAAAAAAAAGACCTCTCGTGGGAAGAAGTTGAATCCTTCGCTTTAGGTGAACTTGGTTTGAAACCAAAAGAGTTTTATGATTTGAGCCCTCGTCACTTCAGTTTGATGAGCAAGGGTTATGAGGAAAAAAAAATAGACAATTACAAGCTTACAAGGCTTTTAATGTTTACTATTGTGAGGGTAATGGGTGATAGCAAAACAGCACCAAAAACTCCGGAGGAATTGTGGGAATTACCAGGAGATGAGAAGTTAGGAATTGACGAGAATGAGGCAAGGGAAATATTTAAAAGATTAGGAGATGGCATTAGTAATAGAAGGACAAGCTGATTTTAGTCAAGCGCAAAGGTCTATAGATGACTTTGCGAAAAAATCAAGAATTGCATTGACTAACCTTAGTCTTGTAGTACAAGATTTGCCATACGGATTTATTGGTATTCAAAATAACTTGCCTGCTCTTACACAATCCTTTGCTCAATTGTCATCAGAAGCAGGAGGAACACAAAATGCTTTAAAACAAATAGCAGCAGGATTGGTAGGCCCAGCAGGACTTTTCTTGGCTTTTAGTGCTGTAACAAGTGCAGTAACTTTTGCAGTACAAAAATATGGTTCATTAAATGCCGCTATTGATGCTCTTGTATTTGGATATAGAACATTAACAAAAGAACAAAAAGAAATTGCTGCTAATGTAGCTCAAGAGGGAACAAAAGTTCTTACACTCTATAGTTTATATCAAAATCTTGATGGAGAAAGAACAAAGCAATATGAGATAATAAAAAAGCTAAATGATATTTCTCCTGAGTATTTTGGTAATCTTGATTCGGAAAAGACAAAGATTGACGAACTAAAAGGGTCAATTGATAGATACATTGATTCATTTATTGGTAAGATATACATTGAAACACAGCAGAAAAAGATTACTGAATTAATTACAAAATATGCTGAAAAAATAAGTTTTGTAATTGACAAAGAAATAGAATTAGATAAGCAAAGGGAAAGGTCTAATAATAGAATTAAGAATTTCATTAGAGATACTGAATTGCTTGTAAAAGCTCAACAAGGTGCAGGAGATATAGCAATTGGTTTAAATCAACCTGTTATCAAGCAAACCTCACAAGAGGTAATTGATCAGCTTAGAAGTCAATTGAGAGCTTCAGTAGAGGAGGTATTTAGAAGTGTAGGAAAGTTTAAGAACTTTATTGATATCGGTGAGATATTTGGAGACCCTGCTAAAAGTAAAAAGATTAAAGAGAAGGTTGATTACATGACAACTTGGGTCATTCCTAACCTTTTAAAAAAGAACAGAAAAGATGTCAAACTTGAGATAATACCAGAGTTCAAGTTTGAAGCACCAAGAATGGAATTATCTCCGATGATGAAAGCATTGGAAGAACAAATGAAATTATTAGCAAGCAAGTATATGATGATGAAAGAATTACTTTCACAAGTATTCTTTAGTCCAATTGAAGAATTATTTACAAACTTTTTTGAAACTGGAAAGTTTGCATTTAAAGCATTTGGTGATGCAGTTTTAAAAGAAATTCAAAGACTTGTAGCAAAAATTATAGCTACTGGTATAATAAGATTATTAGCATCAATATTAATGCCTGGTGGTGGAGAAGCCGCTTCTGGATTTGGTATGCAAGCAGCAGGTGGAATTGCGGGTTTATTAGGAGATATTTTTGGTGGAAGAGGTAGAA